CTATCCCTATGAGTGGATAGGTGGCTGAAGGTTCAGCCTTTCAGCCGGTCAGTTCGGGTCATGCATGAGCGCTCGAGAGTCGCCCCACGACCTGTTCAGCGCCTCCTGGAGCACCGCACAGGTGGCGGCGCCCCACTGACCGTCCACGAACTTCTCGAACGGCCAGTCAGGGGCGAAGCGGCGCCAGACGTCGGACTCCGGCACGCCCGGCACCCAGTTCCACAGAAGGTACTGGAGGACGATGATGAGGTTCTGCGTCCACGCCCCGTCCTCGGGGAGCTGGTCAAGGCCCGTCAGGTGCTTGATGCTGGCCGAGGGGACTTGAGCGTTGAGGAATCTCACCAGGTGCATCACGGCCCACGGCTCGGGGTGACCCCACGTCCCCATGACGCGCTGGAAGCGCCTGGCGGTGGGCGGGTCCCAGATGCCGTTGACTCGGATGAGGCCATAGCCGTCGCGGGCCTGATAGGACGGGTCGTCCGCAGCCAGGGAGTCCCAGTCGACGTCGGTGCCTCGCGCGCGGTTCAGGTCCAAGGCCCCACCGTAGCCGGGGAGGTGACCATCCTCGGTGTACTGGTGAATGAAGGGGTGCCCCCAGTACGGGACGTCCGGGCTCTGAGGGTCGCCCCAGCCGTCGTACCGGTCGGAGTAGTAAGGGCCGCCGGCGAACCACAGAGGGTAGCGGGGGGCGACCGCCGACCAGTCGTAGCCGCGGGCAGCCGAGCCGTTCATGTAGATGCCGGGCCGAGCGGTCGAGCGGGACTCGACGCCCTGGAGCCAGGCCAGCGCCCAGGAGGCCCCGAGCTGGACGGCGTTGGCCTCCCAGTCCAGCCACAGAGTGGCCCGGCCGAGGTAGGGGGAGACGGCGTCCATGAAGGCGGCCACCTGAGCGTCCACCGAGCTGGTCGGGCGCGCGAAGTGGTAGAAGCCGATTCGCTTGCCGGCCGCGAGGGCCTGCTGGGCCTGGGTGTGCATGAACGGGTTGACGTAGTCATCGTCCTCAGTCGCCTTGATGATGACGAACTGCCCGGGCAGTGCCCCCAGGTCGGCGCTGGACTGGTAGGAGGAGACGTCGATGCCCCACATCTCGCCCCACGTCGCCGCCGACTTGGTGACGGTCGGCGCGATCGGAGCCGGGGCTACGGATGCGTTGGCGTGGGCGAACTCAGGCCACTGCGCCACGAAGCGCGAGTCGTCGAAGCGGTGGCACGAAGTCCACGCGCCGCGGGCGGTGTGCGGGTGACCTGAGTAGCGTACGGTGCGGGTCTCCTGGCCGGTAGTGTCGCCGGCGTAGCCGTCGATGCTGCCGTCCTCGGCGATCCACGCCTCCGAGACGAGAGGGTCATCTCCGTCCTCGACCACCACGACGACGTGCCCTACGCCGCCTTCGTTCGCGGCGGAGAGGATGATGTCCCCGGTGCGGAAGCCTCCGGCGGGGGTGAGGTCCGAGTCATTCCAGGGGACCTCAGCGAACCCGCGGGCCTCCATCCCGCCGCGCATGTTGCCGGTCCAGAAGTCGTCGATCTCCAGGAGGGCCTGATGTCCCCACGGCACGCCGTAGTTGACGTGCAGGCCGTAGTTGATACAGCCACATGCCAGGGACGAGCAATCCGCGTTCTGGGCGGTGGTCACGTAGCCGAGCTCGTCGGCGTTTGAGAACCACGAACTGCGCTCGGGCTGGCTGTATCCGATGTTGGCCGTGTTGGCCAGGTAGCGGGCCTGGCCCGCCGTAGTCGTTCCTACGCTCACTTCCTCTTCTCCTCCGTTCCAGCCTTTTCGGCCTCAAGGGCGGCAACCCGCATCTCAGCCACCACGGCGCGGCGGGTGAGTGCGGCGATCTCGAATGTCAGGGCGTCGATCACCTGGACGGCGTCGACCTGCCCCTGTGTGGACTCGTTCACTGGTTCTCCTCATAGTCGTCTGGACGTGGAGCCGGGCCGTACAGCCCTCCCCCAAGTATCTCAGCTCCGAAGCCGTCTTCCGGCGCGGCCAGTCCTGGCTGCCACATGGACTCCCGAGCGTAGTCTCGCAGGACCGGCTCCCCCGCGTCATCCCAGTCCACGTTCACCTTGCGGGCGCCCTTGACGAGGACGGACACCTGAGCTCCGGGGGTGCCTTTGAGGGTGACGTACCACGGGGCCGCGTCCACCCCGTACCCCGTCTTCGTCAGGGTCCCGGACACGCCTGACTCGGTCAGGACGATCCATGGGGCTTTCTCCGAGGCGATCTTCGGCACGTAGGTGGGCAGCTCCCAGCGAGCGGTGCCGTCCTCGCCGAGGGTGACGGTCTCCCAGTACTCGATCCCGTCATAGGGGGACTCCGTCGCCGAGTGGGTCAGCCACAAGCCTCCGCGTTGCTTCGTCTCGCCGGGCACCGGCATGGCGAACTGCTTTGTCCCTGAGAAGTGGACTCCAGAGGAGTTGCACCAGACGGCGTTCTTCTGGTTCCAGGCCATGACGACGTCACCGCCGGCGACGTAGCAGCCACCGTCGGTCCAGTCGGTGGCTCGCATGATGTAGCCGCCCTTGCCGACCCACAGCTTTCCGGCACCCTTACCGAGGAGACCGTAGGCGAACTCCTCGCCGGTGGCGCGCATGTACCCGCCTGAGCCGGTGAAGAACACGCCGTTCGAGTTGAACGAGAAGGAGCCGTTACCTGCGGGGGTGTACATGGCGATAGCAGCCTCCCCTACGGTGAGGTAGGGGGAGGTGTTGGAGACAGACTTGCGCACCGGCCCCTGGATTACGAGGGACGGGTCGCCGTTCGACGCCTTCTGGAGTGCCAGGGTGGCGGCCCACCAATTGTCTTCCAGGGACTCGAAGGATAGGCCGCATCCGAACTTGGAGCCGTTGTAGCTGTCAGTCTTGGTCTCTCGGGAGACGACGTCCTCGAAATGAACCTGCGACCAGGTGTCTCGGCGACCGATTCTGCCGTAGATCTGGACACGGCCGGTCCAGGCGTCAATGCTCAAGGACTTCCAGCCATCGCTGGCGTAGACGTCCATCCCATCATCGGTGATCTTGATGCCGCGGCTCGGAGCCTTGGACGTCTGGATGGTGGCGCCTGAGATCACCTGCCCGTCGAGGGCGCCTACCTGGATATGGTCGGAGGTGATCGAGTTGGCGGCGATCATACCGGCCTTGATCTCCTCGAACTCGCCCTGCTGGGCGGTGATGATGCGGGTCCAGATGTTGCGGGCAACGACGTCGGTGAACGAGGCGTTGCCGGTCACGGTGAGCTGGTCTGTGGTCAGCTCCAGGAAGCGGCCGACGTCGGAGGCGATCTTGCGAGCGGCGATCTCGTTGATTGAGGCCGACCCCGCAGTCAGCTTCCCGACGTCGAGGTTGGAGATCTGCTGATTGTCGACCTGCATCCTCTCCCAGGACGAGCCGGTCCAGCGCCACTCCGCAACGATGTCGAGGGTGATGCCGTCCTGCACGCGGCAGGTGTCGCCCACGCTCTCACCGTCGAAGGGGGGTCGAGTGGTTGCGTCTCCCTTGATGTAGAAGACCTGACCGAAGGTGGTGCGCATTCGGCGCACTGCGGACTCGATGGCCGCGCCGGTCATCTTGGACACGGCCAGCGAGTAGTCGTCCCCAGCCTCCTCCCAGCGCCAGCCCTTCGGGGAGTAGACGACGGTGGAGTCCGGGGCGGTGCGCGAGCTGGTCGGCGTTGAGTGGCCGGGCGAGGCGAATCCCGGGGAGGTGACGTACTGCCCTCCCCGGGCCTTAGGGTCTGCCGCTGAGGGGTTCTGAGGTCCTGCCATTGCTCGCCTTACTGTGCCTTGATGATGTAGGTAAGGGCCATGTACGGGGGACGGTTCTCGTGGGCAGTGCCCTGACCGGTCGACTTAGCGATCAGGCCGGAGACTGAGCCGGCCTCGGACGTCGACAATACCTGCCAGGCGGCACCTCCGGAGACGTTCGAGGCGTACATACCGACGCCGTTCCTGCCGGGTTCGCCGGTCTTGCCTCCGATGTCGTGGGTGTGGGGCGGCAGGTTGTTCACTCCGAGAGAGACGGTGGCGGCACCTCCGGTGACTCCGAGGGAGTAAGACTGACCGGCTCCGGCGATGAATCGGTCCCTCAGGTCCGGCACGCGGAAGTTGCTGGAGTTGGTGGTGCCGTGGGAGGTGCCGAGGACCTGGAACAGCTTGGCGTAGGCCGTGCGGTCGTACAGGCCTCCGTTGCACAGGACCCAACCGGTAGGGGCGTTGGCGCCTGCGAAGGCGATGATCGCCCCGACGGGGAGGAGGAGGCTGGCGGCGTTAGTAGCTGAGGTGGCCACGTCCTGCACGCGGCGCTGGAGCTCTTCCTTGGTCGTGTTGAGGCTGTTCTCGACATTTGTCACGCCCTGGGTGGCGGCGCTGATGCCGGACTCCATGCGGGTGAGGTCCGCGGCGGTGATGCGGGTCTCGCCCGCCCCGAAGCCGTCTTTCCACACCTTTGTTGCGACGTATGGCAGCATCACCTATCTCCTTCAGCTCTGAGTACGAATACGCGACCATCGGGAGCAACCCAGATACTCGCACCAATTTTACCGGCGTCGGGGGGTACCGGTCCGGCGTCTACGAGGGAGGTGGCGACCTGCGTCATGGCGTCGGTCAGGTGCTTCATCTCCTTGAGGGTCCCCTCGCGGGCGGCGCGCTGCATGGCGTCGCTTCCAGCGAGCTTCTCCTCGACCTTCTTCGCGATGGCGTCGGCATCGATGCTCTGCTCAAGCACGATGCGGGCTCGCTGAGACCACGCCGAGCGGTTGCCGGCGCGGTCGTAGGAGCGGAGGGCTACCTCCCACTCCTTGATCTCCAGCCCGGCTAGGTTAGTCCGCTGAACGGGGCGGGGCATGTCCGTGAACCGCGCCGGAGGCGCGCCCGGCGCGTGTACCGACACCTCGATACCGGCGAAGTCGTCGGGCATGCCGGCGTTTCCTACACCCTTGCCGTCCCAGAAGACGCCCAGGACCCCTAGGGTCTGGGTGAGCTGGGGTGTGGTGGGGACCGGTGGCGGGGTGACGTCGCTGGCCATGGTGGCCACGACCTCCTCCGACCAGGCGCCGGTGGTGTCCTGCGTGACAGCCCTCACGGAGAAGGCGTACTTCTTACCACAGGTCAGGCCTCCGGTCTCCACCGACGTCCCTTTCGAGGCGAACATGGGGCCGGTGAGGTTGGGCAGCTCGCGGTAGGCGATCTCGTAACCGGTGACGTCCACGGCCACGCCGAGGGCGTCGGTTGACACGGGGCTCCACTGGAGCGAGGCGACGGCGACCGGCCACCCCTCGGCGTTGATGACGGCAGTGGACGAGACGTTGAGACCTTGAGGCGCCAGCGGGGCATACTTGCTTTTAGGCACCTCAGGGCGGGGATTCTTCCCGTCGGAGTTGACGGCCCCGAGGATGCCCTTCTGCTTCTTAGCCATGCGGGCCAGCAGGTCGTCCAGGACGGTCCCGAAGGTGACGTGCCCCTGGCAGCGCCCATTCTCAGTCATGGAGATTGAGATCTGAGTCACGCGCATGCGCTCCAAGCCGTTACGACGGTCTACCCGCACCCAGTCCCCGCAGCGGTAGTCGAGGAACGGGAGCCACTGGACGTCGTCGGCCTCCCACTCGCGCTTGACCTCCTGCGCAGCGTTGGCGCCGGTCTTGAGGGTGAGGTCAGCCACAGCTCGGGCCGTAGTCTCCAGCTCGACGCCGCCGGCCTCGACGACCTTCTCGGTGCGGGGCAGATCAGCCGGGGCTTCGGGGTTGCGGAAAGTCCACAGACGGCCGCCCTCGCCCTTGACCAGGACGTGGGTGCACAGCTTGGACCAGTCCAGCTTCTCCGGGGCCGACGTCGTGCCCGCGTCCAGACGCCACACGACGTCCTGATTCTCCCGCTTGAGCGCAGCGTCGGCGTTGTAGACCTGGAGGGTGCGGCCGCGCCACTGATAGTCAATCATGCCCATATTCATAAGGGCTTCCAATATGGACTTCAGTGAGATCGTGGTGTCGAAGGCGACGGTGGTCTTGGCGGCCCACGCCTGACCGGCCGAGTCGGTCGTGGTGTTGAAGTCGAGGTCGAGACCCTTGCCCCACCCACGAGCGACGGCCGCGTCCCAGATGGTGCGCAGGATCTGACCGGCGGTACGGGAGTTGAACTTGTACTTCCCGTCCTTGTCGGCGGCGCCGGCGGGAACGGACCACACGAGGGCGCCGTCGAGGCGGTGGCCGATGTGGATGAACTCAGCCGTGCGGTGGTCGGTCCCGTCCCCGACCAGGTTCCACGAGGACGAGAGGTTCATGAAGCGAGCGTTGGGCGGCTCGGTCCAGGTCACCCCGTCGTAGGTGAGCTCAACGGCGACCTCGACCATGCGGTCGAGAAGCCCGCCACGCACGCCCTGTTCCCCGTTGGGGTAGGACAGGGTGAGCGACGGCGTCTCCTGGCGCGGGCACGTGAACGTCCCCGCCAGGGCGTCCGGCAGGACGCCTAGGCGGGCGCCTGCCTCCTCGTAGGCGACGTAGCGCATCCCCAGGCCGCGCGGGAAGTCCAGGCGGCGGGGCATCAGTACGACCTCCTCGCCTTGATGTAGCCGGTGCAGCCCGTAGCCGTGACCGAGAGGCGGCCCTGAGGATCAGGGTCCAGGCGGAAGCCGCCCAGGCTCATCGAGATCTCCCCGTCGGCGCTGCGAGCCCCTCCAACGACCTGCCAGTCGGCGGACGGGTTCTTCCACGCCCGGTACGAGGCGACGTCCACCAGCAGCCTCTCAGCGCCCGTCAGGGAGCCGTTGAAGGTGAAGGTGGAGCCTGAGATGTTGTCCTTGAGGGTGCAGGTCTGCCCCGTCGGGGACAGCATCAGCCAGGGGTCCGGGATCGGCATGTTCCCGCCGGTCAGGGACCCTAGGTCGTTGAGGTCGACAACCGTCGGCTGCGGGTCGCGCCACAGGCCGGAGGCCACCTCGAAGGTGGCCGTCAGCGTGGCGATCTGCGCCTCGGGGTCGATGGTCGGCTCGATGGAGGAGGACAGCCGGACGTCGGCCACCTTGAGCGTGTTGCCCTGAGGCTGGAAGCCGAGGGTCTGCATGCGGCCGAAGGCGGTCAGGCGGCGCAGCAGCGCTCGGAGGTTGAACTCCAGCTGGTCGAGGCCGCCCTTGCAGCGGTTTCCGTTGCGGCCGTCCTCCCAGGAGAAGACGGTGAACTTCAGGACTACGGTGCCGGGCTTGAGGACGGTGGCAGGGATCGGCAGGACCCCGAATCGGTTAGGGATGTCGACGCTGATGCGCCAGGGCTCGCCTCGAGTCGACAGAGTCGTCTCGGAGGCGAGGACCCAGCGCATCTTCTCGTCGTCCAGGTCTACGCCGTCGAGTGAGTAGATGGCCATGGGTGGGTGACCTCTCAGATCAGTGCCGCGAGGCGGATGCCCTCAGCGACCTCGTCGCGGGTCTTCGAGTCGGACTTCGCCTGCGGATAGTGGTTCGTGATGTTGATGGTAGCACCCGATTGGATCTGCCTATCAGTGCCTGAGGGGCCGCGAGTGGCGTCCATCTTCCCGGTCCGGGCGTTGCTGCCGCGGACCGGGGAGACGTTGATCTTCGAGTCCAGCCCGATGGTCGCGGGCTTGGTGATGTCGTCCGTGAGCCCGGCCAGCGAGTTGCGCACGACGCCGTACTGGGACTCCAGGCCCTTGACGAAACCCTGCATGATGAGCTCACCGGCGGGCTTGAGCAGCACCTTGTCGACCGGGGCGGGGCCCTTCCAGGAAGGCAGCATCTTGGTCAGGCTGTTCAGCTTGTTCTTGACCGTCCCAATCATCGAGGAGATTCCGTTGATGAGGCCCTGGATGATCTTCCGACCGGCCCCGGTCAGCCATGAGCCCGCGCCGGAGAAGATGTTCTTGATGCTGTTCGGCAGGTTCCTGACGGTGTTGACGGCGCTGGAGACCCCTGAGGAGATTGCGCTGGTGAGGCCGGACCACGCGGAGGACGTGATGCTCCGCACCGTGTTCCAGGCTCCCGAGAAGAGGGACGCGATGGAGGAGCCCCAGCCGGAGACCGTACTAATGATGCCGGAGAGCGCACTGGAGACGACGGACTTGGCCTGGTTCCACATCGCCGAGATGATGGTCCACAGGACCTGACCCAGGCCTCGAACGGTGGCGTTGATGGCGTTCCACGCCCCCGTCACCATCTGTTTCAGGGCCTCCCAGGCCCCGGACCAGTCGCCGGTGATGACGGCGAGGACAAACTTGATGATCCCGGAGATGATCTGAAGGTTGGCCGAGAAGACGGCCGCGATGGTCTGAAGGATGACCGTGATAATCGGCATGAGCGCCTGCACCACGGTGCCGATGAGCTGGATCGCGGGTACGAGGACGGACATGATCGCGTCCACGATCGGCTGGATCAGCGGCACGACGGCAGCCAGCAGCTCGTTGATGATGGGGCCTAGGACCGCGAACAGCGCGGACAGGAGCGGGCCAAGTGCCTGGATGACCGGCATAAGGGCCGCGCCCAGCTGCTCAATGATCGGCGCCAGCAGGATGGCCAGCTGGGAGAAGACCGGAGCCAACTGCTCGACCAGCGCAGCGATGAGTGGGGCAACGGCGACGAGCAGCTGCCCGGCTACGGTGGCGATGGCGCCGAACGCCTGCCCCAAGGCGGGCATGGCCGGAGCGAGTGCCTGCACGGCGGTCAGGACGCTCTGGAAGAACGACACGAGCCCGCCCTGGAAGGCGGGGTCCTGGAGCGCGGCGGACAGGCCCTTCAGACCGGTCTCAATGATCTGCCCGACCAGAGGCAAGATCGTGGAGATTGTGGGGGCCAGCGAGACGAACGCCTGCCCGAGGGAGCCGACGCCAGCGAAGGCGTGGGAGGACGCCTCAGCCATCGAGGAGAAGATGGATGTCAAGGTCCCTTGCCACAGGGGGCCGTTGACGGCCTTGTTCGCGCGGTCCATGGCCGAGGCGATGGAGTCCAGCGGCGCGGACCCGGCGGCCATGGCGGTGAACAGGCCGCCGAGGATGCCTCCCAGGTCGACCACGATGTCCTTCAGCGTGCCGAAGGTCTTGGCGGCGCCCTGGATGGCCTGATCCATCTCGCCTGAGGAGGTCTTGGCCTGCACCCAGTTCTGGAAGGAGTAGGCGACGTCGTTAGCCCATCCGGCGATGGAGGGAAGGTACTTGGCGCCCGTCTCACCGAGGGTGAGGAGGGCGTCGGTGAAGGCCCCAGCCCCATCGCCGCCGATGTTCATCGCCTCGGCCAGGTAGCCGAGAGAGGCCTGGAAGCCTGGGATGTGCTCGGTCGCCACGTCGGTGACGGCGGCGGCCATCATGCCCATCTCGGTTGCCACGCTGGCGATGGACGGGCCTAGGGCGTCCAGGGCGCTGTTGGCGAAGTAGCGGACGGACTCGGCGGCCTCGCCCCAGAAGTGCAGGGAGATGTCCTCCTGGAGGGCGGTGAATCTAGGTCCGAGGTCGCCCAGGACGTCCTTGGCGTCCTTCATGGCGGCCACGAAGATGCCTACCCCCGCACCGGCGGCTCCGAGGATGCCGGGCAGCGCTAGCAGGGCGGGTAGGGAGTGCGCGACGCCCACCCCGAAGGCGGAGACGATGCCGACACCGGAGCCGAGGACTGAGACCAGCCCGAGGACAGCGGTGCCGACGGCGCCCATCTTGACGGCGGCCGTGTCCAGGTTGGTGAACAGGTCGTTCAGCGAGTTCTTCAGGTTGCCGAAGATGTTCCCACCGGCCAGGGCCTTGAGCTGGGCGGCGACCTTGGCGATGCTGGCCTTCGCCAGGCGGGCGTGGATGTCGACGAAGTAGGGCTTCTTGGTCAGACGCGCCAGGTCGAAGCGGGCCTTACCGTCGTCCAGATCGGCGTTGACGGTGGCCTTGCCGTCGAGCTTGTTGAGCTCGTGCTTGAGCTTGCGCTTCGACTCCTCGGAGAGGTTGGCGTGGGCCTCGATGTTGCCGCCGATCTCGGCGATCTCCTTGCGGAGCTTCTGGGCCGAGGCGCGGTCAAGCTCGCCCTTGGCGGGGATCTTCCCGTCGATTTTGGCGATCTGAGCCTTGATCTTGTTCTGGGCGGCTTTCTCCAGGGAGGCGTTGACCTTGAGATCGCTCTTGATGTTGGCGATCTTCTCCTTGATCTCGGCGATGTCATGCCCGTCGATCTCGACCTTGGCGTCGATCTCGGCGTCCAGGCCCTTGAGGTCACGGATCGCCTTGGCCTGGGAGGCCTTGTCCAGGTCGACCCGAGCCTTGACGGCGGCCTTCATCTCGTCGAGCTCGCGTCCAAGCTTGGCCACGGCGTTGTCGTCGAGGACAGGCTTCACCGGAGCCCGGGAGTCCATCTGGCGCAGCTTGCGCTTGATGTCCTCGATGTCCCGCTTGGAGATCTCGGCCCGGGCCTGGCCCTTGGTCTGACCGATGGCGCGCTCGATGCGGCGCAGGTCCTTCGGGTCGATCCGAGCGTTGACCTGGAGCACGACGCCGTCGAGGGCGTCCTTGACGGAGTCGCGCATGTCCCGCGCCCACTTGTCGGCGGCGCGCTCGATGCGCTTGCCGATCTTCTTGAGGCTCTTCTCGATACCTCGCTCAGCGTCGCCGCGGAAGTCGCGCGCGTCGGCGCCTACCTCTACGACGACCTCACCGATCTTGTCTGCCACGGGTCCCCTCCCGCTCGTACGTCAAGCGGGCGGCATCGCGGCCCGATCTGTCTAAGGCCATGATACCGCCCGCATAGGCTTGTGTTATCAGTGCAGTCACATCCCTAGGGAGGACTTAAGGGCGCCGAACCCGCCGGACTCGTTGCCGGCGAACCAGGGGCTTCTCGGATCCGTGACGGCGACGCCCTTGGGGGGCATCCACAGCTCTCGCTTCAGCTTCTCGGAGTCGTTCTCCTCACTGGCGTTGCGGGTGAGGATCCACCACATGACGTGACAGAAGCGATTCAGGGGCAGCTTCTCCAGGTCGATGCCGTGACCGAGGCAGAACCCGTCGATGTAGTCCCACTCCGAGTAGGCCGAGGCGAGGAGCCTCTGGATCACGTAGTAGGGTTTTCCCCACTCGTCTCCATGACAGCGCTGATGAGCTCAACGACATCAGGAATGTCGAGGTCATCGTCAGGGTCCTTCAGGCGCTCAGTCACCTTCGGGCCGATCTCCTTACCGAAAAGGACGAGGTTCCACTTCTCCAGACCGTCCAGCAGCTTCTCAGCGTCCTCTCCGGCATCCTTAAGGGCCTGAGAGAGGAAGACGGCCACGGAGGCCTTGGGCGGGCGGACCGTGTACTCGATACCGACCAGTTCGATGTCAATGGACTTCCGGGTCTTGCCGGGGATCGTGATTGTAGCCATGAGGCGATTCTAATGGAAGTCAGAGGGTTTGATAAGCCGAGCGGCGTCCCGGACGAAGTGGGCGCCCTTGACCCCCCGGACCCACTTCGCGAACACGGTTGCTCGAGAGCCCTTCGGGTTGAACGCCATGAAGCGCTTCGTGGCCGGGCCGTGCGCCCTCGTCCCGTACTCCTGATAGGCGGCGTACGCGGTGCGGGCCCCTACGGAGAACGTCGGGTTGAGCGGGTGTTTCCCCGGAACCCGCTCAATTGTGACTGAATTCACCATACGTCCAGTGTCAACGCGCCCGGCGGACTTGATGTTGCGCTGAATGCGGCCCTGCGTGCGGCGGGTAGCCTTCAGGGCAGCCTTTTTAGTGATGTCCGCCACCTTGTCAGCGCGGATGGGGCCCTTGAACCGTACTCGGACGTGGGTCACGGGCAGCGCACCTTCACGGTGAAGGTCCACTCGCCGGCCACACACCCGCCGTCGGGGCCCTGCGCGGACCACTCCATGTCGGAGGCGTTGGTCTCCGAGGTGAGGAACCGGCCGAGGTCCGCCATGTCCTGATGCAGGGTGGCCGCGTCGGCCGTCAGGTCGTAAGGGCGGGGGCCGCGGCCACGATCGTCCACGACCTCCACGCAGCGGAGCGTACCGAGTGAGAAGGTCGCGGCCCAGTAGCGGATGGCGCAGTGGTCGCCGTCGATGGCGGTGGGGCCGAAGACCGGCGAGACGGCGCCGGTTCGGATGTAGAGGTGCCCTGCGCAGCACTCGTCCCACGCCACCTCAGCCCCCGGGGCGACGTAGGCCTGAGACACGGCGTGGGACAGCGCGGCCGCCCCGCCCTTAAGCAGGGCGAGGGCGG